AACACAGAAAGGAGTTTAAACACTTATGTTTAAATTTTTATTTAATATGTCAAAGGAGACAAATAACATGGCAAGAGCTAAACTATCAAAAACAGAAAAGGTAAGAAACCTTTTCTCAAAAGGCAATACTGTAACTTGGAAATCGCTGAGAAACACATTTGACCTTAAATCACCAGCTAACATGGTTGGTAAATTAAGAAACGAAGGTATGATGATTTATGAAAATAGAACATCTGCTGGCGTATCTTACAGAGTAGGAACACCATCAAAAGCTGTTATCGCAGCTGGTCAAACTGCTTTGTTTGGTTCACAAGGTTACGCTAACGCATAATCTTAAAAAAATTGAGGGTAGGCGCTTCGGCGCCTGCCTTTTAATATGTTAGGTTTATTTTTTTTAGGTATCGTTGTTTCAGTAATAGTAATGTATGTTATAATTAAATGCATGGACTAACTAGACAACAAACCATAAATTATAGGATGGTGAGGACATTGGCAGAAGCAAACAAAGATTTACCAATGAAAAGAAAAGTGGACACCTATGAGTATGAAAGTCTTGAACAATGTATCAAAACAGACCAAGTACCAGCTAACCATATCGCAGAATTATTCACGGATAAAGAATTTTATAAATGGTATTCAGACAGAAATTTCAAGGATAAATAATACTGTCGAATATATAATTAATTGAAGGAGAAATTATGGCCGAACAAGCAAGAAATCCACATCTAATGTCACCACAAGCAATGAGAGCTACTAATACCACAGCAGGTATGGGTCAGACAGTTGAATTGATGTCAGAGATATTAAAAAAAGTTAATAACGCAAAAGCAAAACCACAAAAAATTCAGATACTAAAAGAGAACGCAACTGCTCCTCTTAAACAAGTATTAAAGGGTGCATTTGACCCAGCAATCATATGGGATTTACCACCAGGTGAACCACCATACATGATGAACGAAGCTCCTATTGGAACTGAACATGGTCTATTGAGAAATGAAGCAAAAAGACTATGGCATTTTGTGAAAGGTGCAGATAATCAGACTACAAAGACACAGAAAGAAACTATGTTTATTCAGATGTTAGAGGGTCTCCACCAAGACGAAGCTAAGTTACTTATGGGAATGAAGAATAAATCATTAAACAAAATGTATAAAGGTCTTACCGAATCAGTTGTAAGAGAAGCATTTGGTTGGAATGACAAATTTGCTACCCCAGAGTAGTGTATAATTCTGTCGCAGCCCTTAAAAAAGCACAAAAAAACTAAAAAAAGCGCCAAATATAGTAAAAAAGTGCTTGACTCTATGTCTATTTTAATGTATAATGTATCCATAAATATTGAGAAAGGATATATTATGAAAAAAATAATTGTTATTTGTTTAGTTTTGTGGTTCGGTTTGAACGCATTTACTAAATCAGTACAAGCAGACGACTATAATACAGCTGTTGTTGCTCATGTTATCAAAGAAAACATAAGTGGTAATGGTGTAGATATGTCAGTATTAGAGGCAGAGATGGCCAAACTGGCGTATAAATTTTCTTTAGAGATGACAAGTGTTGTTGAAAAACATTTACCTCTTTTACTAGAAAGCATAGCTAAAGAATTACAAATGAAAGCAGATGAAATGTACAAAGAGGAGATAGGTGGCAAAAGTTAAGAGAAGAACAATTAAAAAGTCAGATACTTTACCGGCTATACCATTTACATTTGATTTCTATATGGTGTATTGGGAGGATATTCAAAGTGATTCAGGTTGGCGTACTCTAAAAGAGATACAAAAATCTCAACCTGCTATTTGTGTATCAACTGGTTGGCTTGTAAGGCAAGACAAAAATGTACATGTATTAATGTCTGATTATAACTATGATGAGCATGGTGAAATGTCAGATGGTGGGAATACAACTGTAATACCTACCAAGAATGTGATTGAGAAATTCTTAATCAAAGGTTTATAAATGAGAAGGAGAACTATATTATGGAAAAACAAAACAGAAAATCAAAAGAACTTGACCACTACCTTAAATCGGTAATAAGTGGCGTCCCTAAAAAACTAGACCACTTCATTAGTGGTTCTGAAAACAAGATGACCTATTACACAGGCAATTGGTCAACAGATGTGGCAAATAACTTTACAGAAAAACAATCTGAAAAGATATTTAAAAACATGACAAAATACATAGATAGACCTGATTTGCAATTCTTTCAAAAGAAAAATAAAAACATTGAAATAGGTACTTGGTCAGAGTATGGTGAGAACGAACCAGAATCAATATCAAGTTACGATTATATCATAATCAAGAGAGCCTAACATGGTTGCAAAAATCAAAACAATACTTCAAACATTGATGGCTGTAACGGTCATCTTGTTTTTTGGTGGTATATGGTATACTGTATCAGCAGAAAAAGAAGAAACACAAGCAATCTTACTTGAAAAAGAAGTAGAACAAGTTGTTGAAACTTTAGAAGCTATTACTACATACAATAGACCAAATTTTGAAAGAGAAAACAATCAAACTTTTATTGATAGTGTTGGTGCTTGTGTTAACTATATCTACAATACCACAACAGACATATATCCTGTAAACTTTGAAATATTATTGGCTCAGGCTGCTTTAGAGAGTGGTTGGGGCAATAGTAGATTTGCATTAGAGGGTAAAAACTTATTTGGTGTTCGTACATACGATTTAAGAGAACCACACATGTTGCCTTCTAATAATCCTAAAAAGTGGGGTGTTAGAGTTTATATGCATGAATGTGATAGTGTACAACACTATATTAATATCATAAATAATGGTAGTGCTTATGAAAAGTACAGAGAATTAAGAGATAACGGTATTGAAGATTCTTTACAATATGTTGAAACACTTGGTGCATATGCAGCTGATAAAAAATACTTTCCAAAGTTGAGAAGTATTATTAAGAAGTTAAGAACAGAGTATGATATACCACAATTAAAGTAGGACTTATATGTTAACAATAATAATAGTATTTTTAAGTGCTATATCTATATCTGTAATAGCCGCTGGTTATTCTATTGTAGGTTTATCCACTTTATTCGCAGGTGCAGTTGTACCTATCATTGCTATGGGTAGTGCATTAGAGGTCGGCAAACTTGTAGCCGCCTCATGGTTGTATAATAATTGGCGTAATAAACTTGTGCCAAAAACTATAAAATTNTATCTTACCTTTGCAGTTATAGTTTTAATCTTTATCACATCTATGGGTATCTTTGGTTTCTTATCAAAGGCACACCTAGACCAAGTGCAACCAACATCAAGTAATAATATCAAAATAGAATTAATTGACAATCAGATTAATCAACAAAATTTAATTATAACTAGAGCAAATAAAACTCTTACTTTATTAGATAAGACATTAGAAAAGTATGTTGACATGGAATATGTCACTAGAGGTCTTAAAGAAAGAGAAAAACAAAAACCTGAAAGAGATACATTGACGCTTGCCATTAACGAGGCAAGTGATAAGATTGCTGAACTATCAGATAAAAAAGGTGCATTACAATTAGAACAAGATAAGATAGAGGCCGAAGTAGGACCTATCAAGTATATTGCTGAATTAATTTATGGTGAAAATGCAAAAGACCATTTTGACAAAGCAGTAAGGTGGGTAATAATAGTATTAATATTCGTATTTGACCCATTGGCAGTATTGTTATTGATAGCTGCTAACATATCATTGAGGAGTAGAACAATTGCAAAAGAAGAAGACAAAGCCAAAATCCAAAAAGATTACCAAAAAGAAGCTACTAACGCAAAAGCTAGAGCGAAAAGAGTCAGAGATTCCAACAAAGTTTATAAAGACTTTTTTAAAAAACTAGGTAAACATGATTTAAAGAACCGTGACTATGAAGAGTTTTTTAGAAACATGGGAACAGAGGAAATAAGAAAGTTAGGTCTGGATCCTGATGAAATAAGACTTAAATTAGACCAAATAATGGAATGGAATGACTTACCAACGCTTGCCAAAGACAAATAAATGATGTATAATGTAGTTATGATTAGTGAAAAATTAAAAGATAGGCGAATCAAAAATGCCGAGAAGGCATGTAGGGACGCTAGAACAGATTGGGCTAAGAATTTCTGGTACGGTGTGTTCTCTAAATTATGTAAAGAGTATGGCCGTGATGAATACTTTAGAAAGGCGATAAATTAATGAATATATTTTATCTTGACCATGACCCGATTGTGGCCGCTGAAATGTCATGTGATAAACATGTGTGTAAAATGATTATCGAATCGGCACAGATGTTATCAACTGCTCATAGAATGATTGACGGTGTACAATACACAGGCAAAACAAAAAAAGGTCGTAACATCAAAAGATGGAAACATCCTAATCCTAATTTAGAAAATACTTTATACTTGGCGTGTCATACAGGACACCCTAGTACATTATGGGTCATGGATAATGCATATCACTATAACTGGTTATACAGACATATGATGGCATTACACAAACAATGGCAATTGAGATATGGTCATGTATTAGACCATAAGACAGTACAATTATTAGGTGATATACTAAAACATCCGCCTAAAAATATACCACTAAATAAGGTTGCAACTGAACCAACACCTGCTATGCCAGACTATTGCAAAATTCCAGGTGATGTAATTGAAAGTTATCGTAAATACTATTGTTTAGAAAAAACTGGTTTTGCGACATGGAAATCACCTGCTAGTACACCAATGTGGTATACAGAGGGTGTAAAATATTATAATAACACGGCAGAGATATAGGAGATACAAAATGCGTGAATTAATAATCGAAGCCTTAAAGGCACATGCCAAAGGTCACATTGAGAAACATAAAACAAATGTGGAAGTCTTATTGCAAAAAGCAGTAGGTATTGGCGAACACGGTGATGTACTATCAGAAATCGAAAAAGAATTAAAGATTGTTGCAGAGTATGATGACCAACTAGAAATGCTTAACAAATATTTTACAGTTAAGGATCCTTTTAAAGCATAATGCCAACATACACATTTGAAAATACCAAAACTGGTAAAGTCTATGACGATATGATGTCTATTGCAGAAAAGGAAACTTTTCTAAAAAAGAATAAACATATCAAACAATGCCTTACAAAGATAAATATAGTAGGTGGTGTTATGGGTCATGGTGCAATGAAAAATGATGGTGGTTGGAAAGATAATCTGTCAAGAATAGCAGACGCTCATCCAACAAGTCCATTGGCACAACAACATAGAAAACGGTCAGTTAAAGAAGTGCAGACTGCTAATGTTATGGCTAAACACCGAAGACGACAACAAGGGAAAAAGTAATGGCAGACAAAGGTATACCAGATTATTTACGAGATTATGACCTTGACCAAGATTGGGGTTTTACTCCTGTCAATAAGGCACCTGAATCTACACCTGCTGTAGATACTTCGGTTATAGAAACGAATAATGTAGAACTAGCTAGAGTAAAATCAGATGTGGGCGATATTAAAAGTATGATGAATGAAATCATGCAAATTGTGGCTGAAAAAGATGAAGTCACAAAAACACTATCAGACGAAGACACTTTAAAAAGATTCAAAGAAATAGAAAAACTAATATTACCGTTTTTATATAATCTTATGAAGAGTGACGAACCTTATATACATTGGCCAAATAGAAGTCCAATTATTAAGGCGCAAATAGAAAAGCTGTTAAAGCTAACAAAAGGAAACTAAACATGCAAGCAAATTATGATAAGTGCCTAGAAACTATTTTACACCACGAAGGTGGTTATGTAAATCATCCAAAGGATCCAGGCGGAGAAACTAATCTAGGTGTTACAAAAAGAGTTTACCTAGAACATGGTGGCAAAAAAGACATGAAAGACTTATTAGTCGAAGATGTGGCACCAATTTACAAAAAAGGCTATTGGGATAAAATGAAAGGCGACCAGTTACCAAACGGTTTAGACCTTTGCGTTTTTGACTTTGGCGTTAATGCAGGACCAGGCAGAGCAGCCAAGTATCTACAAACAATGATTGGTACAGTTGCTGATGGTGGCATAGGACCTAATACATTGAAAAAATTAGGTGAATATGTTGAAGAACATGGTCTTGAAAAAAGTATTGAAGATTATCAAGGTGCAAGACAAGATTACTACGAAAAGTTATCTACATTTGCTACATTTGGTAGAGGTTGGACAAGAAGAGTAGATGAAACTACTGAATTGGCCATTTCAATGATTAGCTGAGAAGCAGAACCGTTTAAGTCGGGTAGAGATTATTTGAATGATTTATATGCCAAAAAAGGCATTTAAGGCTTGCCAACACAGTACATATAGTATATAATGAACACATAGAAATGAAAAAGGAACTGAAATGACTAAAAACTTTGTACAACTAGACGAGAGTAAATTTCCTACAACCAAAGGTAAGAATATTGATGGTTTTAGGTTTTATGCTGTCGAAGATAAACACTTTCCAAGTATTACTACTGTATTAGGTGCTATTCCAAAACCTGGTCTTATCGCTTGGCGTAAGAATGTTGGCGAAGAAGCAGCTAAATGGGAGATGAATCGAGCAGCTCGTAGAGGTTCTGCTACACATACTCTTGTAGAACAATATTTAAAAGGTGAAAC